ACTAAGTTTTATAATTTAGCAGGAAATAAGGTACAATATTTTTCAAGACGCAAAGTTAAACGTGAAGGTACATATTTATTTACATTAGATTGGTGCTCAGGTGATTACAACGAACTAGACTTCGGTTATGCACAGAAACCTGATCAACATAAATGCGGACACGTAATAGAATTAGATGATGGTAACTATGCCATACAGCCCAATAATAGATTGAGAGTATTTGATCCATCATTGGCAGCTGAACCTGATAAACCTCTGATTAATAGATTAGTCAATACAAAAGTTTGGTCTGTTGAAAATACTTCTAAATGGATTACAGATGAACATGAAGAAGGAAGCTATGACTATAAATATACAGAGTTAAAAAATGATTCTGAATGAGATACATAGCATTATTTATTTTATTACTATTAGGAAGTAGCTCATTTGCAAAAGATACTTTTCCAAAAACATTTACAAGTATTGTAATTGAGGTACAAAAAGAATATAGTCCTGACTCATTTGAAAGAATGATTAAGCCTCTGTTTGTAACTACTATAGCATCAGTTGAAACAGCTAATGGTACATTCAAGAATGCTGATACAGCTAAAAGAGCAAAGAATTATACAGGACGACATGCTATTGGTAATGAAAAGTTTATACTCACAGCTGGTGGTGTTAAACTAAAAAAGTATGATACCATTGAAGATAGTATTAGAGACTTCTTAAATCTAATGACGCATGGTAGACACTACGAAGACTTTAGGATTGCAGTTAGAAAAGGAAAGTCCATTGAAGATCAATTTAAAACATTAAATAAGTACGCAACTAATCCTAACTACACAGATATACTATTAAATGTATATAAAAAAATAAAAAAGGGAAGCCTAAATTAATAGACTTCCCTGTTTGAGCAACACATGAGGCACTCTTTACGGGTGCCTTTTTTTTTGGTGCAACTTCTCCAGCAACCAAAACTTTAAATTTTATAAAACGTGTATGTTAATGTTAGTTCTTCTCCCTGCTCAATATCTTTAATTGTAATTAAATTCCATTTCTTGTAATCAAACTTAATTGTAGGATCTTCATGATTAGTCATTAGTAATTCTACTTTAATACAATTAGAATCATTTGCATGATTAATAAATCCACCGAGAGGTGTTCTAATAATTTTTTCTCCTATCTTTATATGGGTCGTGCCTAAATTGGTAGCTTTAGGTATTGCTTCGTTAGTAAACAAACCTAACCCATTAACTTTTGAAGTTTTAATAGTTAAGAAATTAGGTAATGGTTTATACATTTTGTTTAAAATCTTCCAGCGTCCATGCAGGATGCTTTTTTAAAGTTTGAACTATCCACCTATATGACATAGGTTGTAAAACTAAAGTTCTACCCCGCCATTGATAGCTTGGATTTTTAATTAAGACCGAAAACTTCTCAGAAGTTATTGTGTGATGTTGATCTTTCTTAACTATATCCTTTACCCAAGCTAACAGAATTGCTTTTGCTTTATGGCGGATCTTTCTCATTTGTTTAGGATTCATTATACGGTTTGAATAAGTTTTTTTATATCCTCTTCAAGTTTTTTACCCACAGAATTAGCATGATTAATTACTGCAGCACATAAATTAGCATGGTAATTATATGCCTTTAATGCATCTCTAATTTTTCCAACAGGCTTTCCACCATAGTCAATAACTATAGCGTTGTTTTTATTGAGACCAATCTTTAGTTCAAACAATAATCCTGTATGTTTATTAATATCACTTTTTGTCATTGGTCTCTAACGGAGTCCTTTTAACAAAGTCCGCTCCTATCTTAGGGTCTAATTGATTTAATGTACCTAACATATTCATAAGTTTAACAACCTCTGCATAAGGTCTCGACATAAGATACCTCATTATTTCCATTAGTTGCGTTGAACTTATTAGGTAAGTTCTTTGGGGTTCGGGTGTTGTTTTCGTCTTTGAGTTGTTTGCCATCTTTCTTTCCTCCTTTATTATTGTTGACCTCTGAATTGATAGTACTTATCTTCTATTAAATCTTCATCTAACAGATAAGTATTAAAATTTCCTGGCTTTTTGTACTCTACTCTTGCATCATTTATAGTTTGATTAACTGTACGACCAGCTTGAAGACACCCACATACAAAGTCCTCAACCTCTATTAATGCTTGTTTTACTGCTCCCACGTTCTGCCTCCTGTATTTCTTTGTTTAATTTATTTACTTCATCTTGCATATGAATCATAACTTCTTGTAAAGCTAGTATTCTACCAAGTTTCTCCATTGTTTCACCGTGACTCATTTGACCTCCTTTATTAGTCTGTTTAGATACCATTGTGCTTTTTGTAAATCTTCTAAAGGTTCTCCTTTAAATTTATATCTTGAAACATATTTTAAAACATTACCCTTTAGATACCCATGATACTCATCATCTGTCATACAATCTTGTATAACATCTATCGTTTCTTTCTTACCATATCTATAATGCAATGGTGAATTAACATTATCTTCTTCCATACTGTCTCCTAATAGAATTGTATTGTATTGTTTCAAGATCATATTCACCATTCTTAACATTTCTTTTTACAATCAATCCACTCCACCACATACGTTGAGTAGCCCTAGCATAATCTTCTTTATGATGTAGATAACAACCAGCAGATAATCCTATTACCTTTTTACCTGTTGGAGTTGTACACATAGAGTAATCAAATGTATGTATATGACCTACTGTAGAGGATACCTTATTCTTTAATAAGAGAGAACGAGCAATATTGTCCCCACTAATAGGCTTACCCATAACACCATTAGGAAAATTGTGGCAATAATGGACACCATCGACCACCACAGGGTCTTGATATGGATGAACCTCCCAACCATATTTTTCAAATTGAAAATCATTAGTGCTAATTGTGCCATCAAGTTCGGGTGTTTCATCTACTATCCTATCTATCCTATCTTCGTGATTACCAAGTAGCATGATTTTTCTTGGTCGTCTTCCATTGAGACCTTTGTTAAATTTTTCTAATGCATCATGAGCATGGTCAATATCTTTTTTATATCTTCTACCTTCAAAAGATTTCTTTCCTTTGTCATAGCTAGATAACGAATCCATACTTGAAAAGTCTCCCATACAAATAATTGTATTTGGTTTTAGATCTCGGGCAAATTTTCCTGCCCATAAAAATCTCTCATTAGTTGCCTTGGGGGTGCAATGAGGATCCCCTATTACTAAGTGTGTTGCCATTAGTTTAGTTCCTTATCTCGTTTCTTTTTTAGGTATTCAAGAAAATCAATAATGTTATCTTCATCTCCAAATTCTGCAACAGAGTTTGGGGTTAAGATATCACTTTGATTCTTCTTATCATCAGCAAATCCTCGTAGCCCCCACAGAAACGTTGAATGAGGGTCGGTAGTTGCGATCTTAATCATACCTCGGGCTATGGTTGAACATAATTCATATTGTTCTGTTGACATAGCTACTTTGGTATCCATTATGATACCACATGTAAAGCCTTTTTCCCAAGGGCTAACTAAAACTTTTATTGCGTTTAATAAATTTATTTTCTCTTTATCTTTTTCGCTCATCTAAAAACTCTACTTTAATAGGATCAGTTATATATCCTGCGTTATTTAATTTTAAAAAAAACTTTGCATCAACAATTGCTAGTGGATTTCTCCTATTCATTTTAATAAATACTAATGGTCTATCATCCCCATGTCCATCAGCTTGATCATATGCATCATAAACTTTCTTCCACCCCTCTGTATTCTTACATTCAATATCATAAGGAAATAATTTCTTAGCAGTTTTAGATAACTTAATATCCGAACCTGTCTCACCCATGATAGCTACTCTTACATCATCATCGGTAAGGGTAAGAAACAGACCCCTCAAACTGTCCCTCACCCAGTTCTGTAGTCTACGACCCTTAGCTTTTCGACTTCGTATTTGTGTCATCTTTCCTCGGATTGTTTACTTCAGTGTACCAAACCCATTTAGGGTTTTTACCTTGTGATTGCTGTTGTTGTAACAACTGCAATTTACTTCCCCAACAAGGAAGTTTGTATGGGCAGAACGAACATACTGTGCCCAAAACTTTATTACCTGTCTTCTTAGTTCTGAAAGTTTCCTCAATTTCGTTAAAACATTTTTTAAATGGTTCATTATTTTTTAATGCTGTTAAACTCTTTTCAGCATCACCTAATGCTTTCTCTCGGTACTGCCCATCTACAAGTGGGGTTTCACATACTGTCCACTCACCTGTGGATTTATTAATTACAATCCACCCACCAAATGGAAGTTTCTCACTTGCCGAATAGAGATAGCCTTGAGAGACATAACCAAAAGCATCTTCCTTGACTACCTCTTCAAAGCCACCTAAGGTACCAAATTTCTTCTCAAAGGAATAAGGCGATGCACTTTTAATATCCCAAACTTTCTTATCAATCTTAACATCAAGCCTACCTTTGATGTCCGATTCACTGAACTTATACTTAACATTTTTTTGTTCATCTTCTATTACTACTCCTGACGATTTTAAAACAAATATAGCTAATGCTTCTATCAAATCTCCAAATGTATTTCTCATCTTAACATTATAGGGTTGACCTTCGCCTTTTACATTTTTAGATTCCATTTGTAATTGGCATAAAGGTCTACCTATATTGGACATTCTTGGTTCAAACTTACTACGTCTTTTCTCTGCGAATTGTTTTCTCAGAGAAGACTTACAAGCTTCACCAAACTCTTCTACAAGTTTGTCTGATATTTCAACAGGTTCTTTTGAAACCTTGTCTAGATACAGCTGTACTTTAGAGAGGATGTCTGTCATTATGCTGATAATGTTTTAATTGGATCGCTAACTTCTGCAACGACTTCTTCTGTTTTAGCATCGGAAGCAATTGGTGCTCCTTTTTTTGCAGCTTTATAGAGGTCAACGACTTCTGTATTCTCTGTGTTTATAACATCTTGGAATACAGATAATGTTTCCATATCTTCTTTTGACATTTGCAAATTAGCATCTGCATTTACAGCGATCTCAGGTGTATAAAATACATTACCACCTTTCTTCTGTCTTTTAGAATCAATTGAAAACGTAGTTGTAAACATAAGTTTTTTACGTTTGTTAACTTGATCTATCGCTGCACCAACAGGTGCGAATGCTGTACCTGTAACTCTCCATAGTACTGGTAAGTTAGATACATCATGGTCTTCACCATTTGCTTTCTTTCCTGTAAATGATAGTAAGCCATAAAGAAGTCTGTAACATCTAATCGTTCTTTGCTCGGCAAGTTGATCAGGTGTTAACGTAGATCTTTCTTTAAAAGGAATCTTACCACATTTAATTCCTCCAAGAATATCAATCGCCTCTTCTTTCCAGTTCTTGAAAATAATAGAACGATTTACATATTCACTTTTCTCAGGGTCATAATGCATATACTGCATCGCACTGATAAAAGGTCTGAAGTTAACGGGCTTACCATAAACATTTTGTCCTACACTAGAATCATAGGTGAACAAATGTCCTACTGGTAATTGATTACCATCATCATCTTCAGGAGAACGATTGATACCAAGCCTTGGTATATTAACACCATTTCTTGAACCATCGTCTTGACCGATTGCTTGCATTATCTGCTCATCGGACATCTTATTTATATTTGCTATTTCATTTTTTGTCATAGCTTCCTCCTTCTTATTGTTGTTTCCTTATACCACATTTTTAGGGATTTGTCAAGTGTTATTTAAAATAATTCATCGATAATATAACCTATAACCAGCCATATAAACAATATACTAAGTATTATTTCTAACATACCCTAGTCTCCCCATCAGTTATCTCGTATGCCAAATTTTCCATAGTGGCAAACCACATGAGATAACTCA